ACGGTTGAACTCACAGAAGAGGGCGTTCAGTACCGGCTTGGCGGCAATCTCTTGAAGGCAGATCAGGTGCTGCACCTTGGCTGCTATCCGGATCCGCTGTCGCCGAGTTGGTACGTCTCGCCAATGGACGCCTGCAAGTTCGCAATGGAACTAGCGGCAGACCAAGACGCAGCCCATAAGAGCCTTGTACGTACGGGCTCGACGGGAAAGGTAAGCATCAGTCATCCGGGCGCAATGTCCGATCAGACGGTGCAAGCCATCCGCGACGCATGGCAAACCATGCACGCAACCGCAGAGGGTGCATCGCGCCCGCTGATCTTGCGCGAGGGCATGAAAGCCGAGCGCATCAGCGCTGAATCAACGACCACAAGTTTGGAGTCGCGCCGATTCTCTATCCAAGAGATCGCCCGCGCATTTGGCGTACCGCCCGAAATGCTTTACCAGCAGGGCGGCGGGGCGCTGTCCTCACAATCCGAAACTGCACGCGCCTACGTTGACGGCGCACTCGCCCAATGGGTAACCGCGTGGGAGTCGGAGATCACGCGCAAACTCTGCGGGCCCGGCGAACACGCAAGGCTTGATACCGACGTACTGCTCCGCGGCAATATGCGCGATGCGGGCATGGCGCTGTCGAAACTTGTCCTCGCCGGGATCCTTTCACCGAACGACGGTCGCAAGCGAATGGGCCTCCCGCCTATTCAGGGCGATGAGTTCGACATCCCAAGCGTGTCCATGCCGGGCGGCAATAGCGCCATGCAAGGCGACGGCGCTACCGAAAACATCGATGGAGGTGAGGACATTGCTTGAAATCCGTACCGCCAAGATCAGTATGCAAGGCGACAAGATCGGCGGCTACGCCAGCGTGTATGACGCTCCGAGCCATCCGCTGACCGTGCGCGGCATCAACGGTGGCAAGCCATTCACCGAGAAGGTAGCCCGCGGCGCGTTCGACAATTCGCTCCGCTCCAACATCTCGCTGCTTGTCGGTCACGATTCGCGCGACCTACTTGCCAACACTAAGAGCGGGCTGCTGCAACTGAACAGCGACGCACACGGCTTGGCGTTTGAAGTCACGCTGCCCGACACGCAACGCGCTAAGGACATCCGCGCACTGGTGGACGCGAACGTCCTCAGCGAGATGTCCTTTGGCTTCAACGTGATCTCCGACTCTTGGAGCGGAAGTACTCGCACACTCACCCAAGTTCGTTTGCTTGAAGTCTCAATCGTAGAAAACGGCGCTTATCCGCAGACGAGCGCCGAAGCCCGCAACCTCCAGTCGGGCTTAGCCCGTCTTCGTCTGCGTCTAAGGATGCCGCTATGAAACTGTCCGAACTCTTTGAAAGCCGTAAGGCGCTCACCGCTGAGCGCGATTCCATTCTCGCACAAGACTCACTAACCGTGGAAGTCGAAGCCCGCGGCCATGAAGTCGCAAACGAACTCGCAACCGTTGAAGCCGAGATCCGTTCCGCGCAAATGCGGGAGCGTTTCGCGTCTTCAAGCGCTGTCGAAATCATCGCCAAGCGCGATATGGAACTCGGACGCGAAGAGCGCGACACCAAGAAGTACCGCGACCAGTTCATCGGTTGGCTCAAGGGTGGCGCTGCACCTGAAGTGCGCGCACTCACGACCGCAACCACTCCTGCAACCGCTGCTGGCACGATCATGGTGCCTGCTGTCTACGAGACAGAGATCCTGAAGTACCTCGACAGCCAAGATTTCATGCGTTCGTTGGCTGATTATCGCGGTGGAGTCACTGGCTACCCATCGCTCCGTTACAACACGCAGACCAGCGCTTCTTACGGTGGCGGCACTGGTTCGTGGATCGCTGAAGGTGGCACTGCTGTAACCAACGACATGGCACTTGCTGAAGTGCTTTTGCCGCCAAAGTTGTGCTCACCAACGACGCAAGTTTCGCAGACTCTCTTGCGCCAAGCCAACTTTGACGTCGAAGCCGAAGTCATGATGGACTTGCAAAAGAAGTTGAGCAAGAATCAGGCCTTCGCTTTCATCGGTGGCACGGGAACCAATATGCCAACAGGCATCTTTGATCCTGCAACGACGACCACTGGCGTTCGCACTGGTGCAACCGTTGCATCGGGTAACACCCGTGCATTGAAGGTGACTGCTGCGACCTCTACGTCCGCGGTGACGATTGAGAACCTGACGAAGATGCGCTACGAGACTCTGCCAGCGGCTTACTGGAATAGTCCAACGTGCGCTTGGATCATTCCGCAAGACGTCTACGCAGCGATTGCTGGCATCATTGTGAATAACGTCCCGCTGTTTGTCCCATCAGCCGATGCTGGCATTACCCGGTCAGCACCGGCAACGCTCATGGGCCTCCCGGTCTACGTAACTCCGTATGTCCCGGCTCTTATCACAACTTCGGCAGCGAAGACCGTGATGGCAGTGGTTGGAGACATTCGCGAGTCCTACAGCATCCGCGAGTGGGCAGGCATCGGCATGATCCGCGATGACATCACCCTGGCGACCACTGGCCAAGTCAAGTACACCGCGATGGCGTTTGCCAACGCAAACATCACCCGCGGCGATGCGCTCGTTCAGTTGCGCGTCACCAACGTCTGATTCTGATCCTCTCATCCTTTAGGTGGGTGGGGCTTCGGCCCCACCTACCTACAGCGAGGAACAATGGCTCTAGACCTTGCAAAGTTCCGCAGTTGGGCCCGCATTCCTCACACGGAGGATGACCCGGCTATTGGCATTGCATGGGCAGCAGCCGTACGCGAACTAGAAGAGCGCACCGGGTGGTGCGTGGAGAGTGTCACCAGGACGCAGTGGGTGCCCGCAGCGCCCTTGACGATCTACGGCGGTCTGTACCTCCGTTTGGAGCGCCAAGGCGACCTGGCAGGAACTACGGTCACCTACAGCGACAGCGCCACGACGCCGCTGACCGGGAACCTCAACAGCGCCAAGATCCAAATCAACGGTCTGATCTACGTTGACATGGAGATTGACAATGTCAACCTGACCTACCCAGTGACTCTGACTGTAACAGCAGGTAACGCAGCGCTCAATCCGCTGCTAGAGATGGCGCTCCTCCAGCGCGTGGCACACCATGTGGCAAGCCGTGGCGATGACACCATCGCGCTCGACTCGACCTACTGGGATCGCATCACAGGCATGATGGGCAAGGGAATCGGGTAATGGCTGGGCACGTCCCATCCGGAATGCTGAGGCTTTCGATGACGGTACAAAATCCCGTGCGAACCATCGACAGCGTTGGACAAGCAGAAGTCTCATGGCTAAGCGTCGCACAGATTGCTTGCCACATTGACTCGGCACGAACGAACGAAGTCGTAGACGATCTTGGCGTTAACGCACGCTCCGATTGGCGCATACTGGCCGCGTGGCATCCTGCCGTGACCACCAACAGCCGACTGCTTTACGTAGACAACGGCACCGAGCGCGTGTTCAACATCCGCGCTTGCTTTGACCGTGACCAAAAGCGCCGGCGCTTGGAGATGGAAGCGACGGAGGTAACCGAATGACGGCTACCAAGATCACGATGAAAACGCAGTTCGTGGACGGCAACGTCCGCACGGCGCTTGCGCGGCTTGGGCCCAAGGTTGCCGAGAACGTCATGAAACGCTCAATGCGTAAGGCTTTGCAGCCCGTGCGCGTGGCGCTCACTCGGACTTGGTTGTCTGCCAGCTACCGTGGCTATCCGTGGAGCCGTCAAGACATTGCCAACGCAACCATGGTTGACGTCCGGCGCGCTGGCGGTAAAGCGTCAGCAGGAGTGGCAGGGCGCGTGGGCGTCATGTACGGAAAGAAGGCGGGCAACTCCAGTGGGCGCCAAAAGATTTGGCACTTGCTCGAAGGTGGATTCCGGCATTACGCCAAGGGATCCAAGGCATACGCCAACTTCAGCAAGGACGCCAAGGCAGAGCAAGTGAACTACAAGGCGATCATCGCCGCGAAGCGACCAGCGGCACTGGCGGGGCCACGTTCAGAGCGCGCCGGGAAACTGCGGGCAGTCTTCGCCGCAGCACGCGAGGCAGCGCCTACGTTCGTCGCAGAGCGCTCGGGACGCACTGAGGCGCGAAAGACCGCCACAGCCAAGCAGATCCCGGGCGCGTTCCGTTCTCGCGCCGTAGCGTCGCGGATGCTGCCCGAGATCACGAAGAACTTGCGCGACTACATCCTCCAAGCGGCGAAGGAGGCTTTACGTGGCAACAAGTAGAAGCCTAAAGACCATTACGGAAGCGCTGTACGACTATCTAAAGACGCGCATCGGCGTGGCTGAATTGTCGCCGCGCTGGCGTCGGCAGGGCGATCCGCTGCCGTATGTCGTTTACGAGTTCACGTCTGCCGCATGGGCGCAGACCACGAACACCGTCACGAACATGGTCACGCTGTCGGTCAACTTCTCTTGCGTCGCTGGGACAGTAGCGGAAGCGCTAACCGTAGCGGATGACATTACCGAAGCGTTTGCAGTCAGCGTGACGCAAGACTCTATTACGTTTCGGATGGTTGATATCAACATGAGAACGCTCGACGCTGTACCCGATGACGGTACGGGCGATGCTGAACGAATTATCGTAGTTACCACGACATTCCTTACCCACGACGAAAGTTAAACGATGCCAACGA